GTAAATAACATATGCGAGAAATATTATGATTTTGATGGAAATGTTTAATCCTGCGGTTGAAGGCTATCAAGATTTAGCTGCTGATAACTCTAGTCCAAAGTGGAAAGAAAGCCGCAAAACAAAACTAACACTAAGACAGATTCGCAAACTTAGAAAAATGTTGGATGTTAGGAATTTTGAAAAATCAAAATATATCAAAAAAGTACATGAACAATATGGTGTAAAGCCAGAAGCCGTACCTCAATAGAGTAAAACTTTCTATCTCTCCTAATAATGCAAAAAATGCTATCTTATTAAGCATTTTTTAAATGTATAGCATAAGTACAATACACAAGCCATTACTTAGGAGAAACAAACAATGGACCACAAAAAATTTGAACAACTTATTGATTTGATTATTAATGAGAATGAAGAACAAGCTCGTGCATTATTTCACGATATCGTAGTTGAAAAAAGCCGCGAAATCTATGAAGATATAATGTCCGATGAAATGGATGAAGGCATGGGCGGTCAAGTAGGTCAGATGATGGACGAAATCTCTGCTGAAGAAGAAGGCATGACTGAAGAAGAAGATGAAGAAATTGACTTTGATGACGAAGGTGATGACGATATCGTTGATATCGAAGCCGATGATGACATGGGTGATGAAGCTGAAGGTACAGAAGATCGTCTAGTAAGCATTGAAGATAAGTTAGACCAATTGATGGCTGAATTTGAAGAAATCATGGGCAATGGCGATGCTGATATGGCCGATGACGATATGGGCGCCGGCGATGACATGGATATGGGCGACGGCGATGACATGGATATGGGCGATGACGACATGGCTATGGGTGATGACGATGAAGCTATGATGGAAGCAATTACTTTGAAGAAAGTTTCTGTAACTCACGGTGATAACGGTCAAAACACAAAAAGCACAAGTTTAACCAACAGCGGTCAAGCTGGAATGGCAAGTCGTCCAGTTAAGTTCAGTGGTGCTAGTGAGGCAGTTCCTACAGGCCCTAAAGGTGCTAGTAACTTCTACTCAAAAGGCGAAGGACAAGTAAAAGGCGCTGGTTCATTTAAAAACGCTCCAGCACAAAACAACGCTGACTTAGAAAAGGCTCCGGCTCCATCAAAGTCACAAGCTAGCGGTACAAACACTAAAAGCCCTGTAGCTGAATCACGCAAGCCAGTAAAGCGTATTATTAAGTAAGGAATCTGAGAGAATGGCTTTGTATCTCAAGGAGCACTTAACTTTTGACCGTGCTAGCATGGTGGTTGAAAGTGTAAGTGAAGGCGATAAGAAAAACCTTTATATGAAAGGAATTTTCATTCAGGGCGGGGTAAAGAACGCTAACGAGCGTATTTACCCCGTTTCCGAAATTGAATCCGCTGTACAAACATTAAACGAACAGATTACAGATGGTCATTCAGTATTAGGTGAAGTAGATCACCCAGATGACTTAAAAATCAACCTAGATCGTGTATCACATATGATTACAAGCATGTGGATGGACGGCGCTAACGGGTTCGGAAAGTTAAAGATATTACCAACTCCAATGGGGCAACTAGTTGCTACTATGCTGGAGAGTGGTGTCAAACTCGGCGTTTCAAGTCGTGGCAGCGGTAACGTGGACGACATGAACGGAAAAGTAAGTGACTTTGAAATAGTCACTGTGGATATTGTTGCACAACCAAGTGCGCCTCAGGCTTATCCTAAGGCAATTTATGAAGGTATGATGAATATGCGTCATGGTCATAAATTGTTGGATATTGCAAAAGATGCTCAAGGCAACAAGAAAGTGGAGAAATACTTGAAAGGGGAAGTAATGCGCCTCATCAATGATCTCAAAATTAAATAAAGGGGAAACAGAAATGTTTGATGCTATCAAGCCATTACTTGAAAGTGGACTTATCAACGAGGACGTGGGCCGTGAACTAAACGAAGCCTGGGAATCTAAGTTACATGAGGCACGTGAGCAAGTACGTGTTGAATTACGTGAAGAATTCGCACAACGTTATGAACATGACAGAATCGTAATGGTAGAAGCCCTAGATAAAATGGTTACAGAAAGTCTTTCAGAAGAAATTTCCGAATTTCAATCTGAAAGACAATCAATGAACGAAGACCGCGTACAGGCTAAACAACAATTGCGTGAAAATGCAGTTAAATTCAATAATTTCATGGTTACTAAACTAGCTGAAGAAATTAAAGAATTACGCAGTGAACGCAAACTACAAATGGAAAGTCAATCTAAACTTGAACAATTTATTGTTCATGCTTTGGCACGTGAAATTAAAGAATTCACACAAGACAAACAAGCTGTGGTTGAAGCTAAGGTTAAGTTAGTTGCTGAAGGTCGTAAACAACTTGAAAGATTGAAGTCACGTTTCGTGAGTGAATCTGCTAAAAGGTTGAATACTGTTGTAACATCACATCTTAAGGGTGAATTAGGACAATTGAAGGAAGATATCAAGGTTGCTCGTGAGAACAATTTTGGACGTAGAATATTTGAAAGTTTTGCAAGCGAGTTCTCGGTTACTCATCTAAATGATAAAGCTGAAACACGTAAACTTATGAATGCTCTACAATTGAAAGACCAACAGTTGGCTGAATCTATCAAAGTAATTGGTCAATCTAAAAAATTGATTGAGACAAAAGAACGTGAAGTTCGTATTATTAAAGAGTCTAATCAGCGTGAAAAAATGATGAGCGATTTACTTGCTCCGTTAAACGCAGAGAAAGCATCTGTAATGAAGGACTTACTAGAAAGTGTGCAAACACCAAAATTGCAAAACACTTTCGACAAGTATCTACCAGCAGTTTTAAACAGTGGAACAGAAAGAAAGTCTAATAAGACTACTCTACGTGAAAGTGTTAAAGAAGTTACTGGTGATAAAGCTGCCAAAACACAAGAAGTAGATATGGATCAACGTGATAACGTTATTGATATCAAGCGTCTGGCAGGGCTATAAAAAGACATAATTTAGGAGAATATAAAATGTCAAAAGTATTATTAGAAGGCCGTTGGAACGAGACCAAGGAAGCCCTGTTAGAAGGTCTAAAAGGAACTCGCCGTTCAACAATGGGTGTTATCTTAGAAAACACTAAAAAGCAACTACTTGCTGAATCTTCAGCCGGTACAACAACAGCTGGTAACATCGCTACTCTAAACCGTGTGATTCTTCCAGTTATTCGTCGTGTTATGCCAACCGTTATCGCTAACGAATTGGTAGGCGTTCAGCCAATGACAGGACCAGTTGGTCAGATCCACACTCTACGTGTTCGTTATGCTCAGTCATTAACAGACAATAGTGCTGCTCAAACTAGCGTAGTCGCTGGTCAAGAAGCATTAAGTCCATTCTTGATCGCTCAGGCTTATTCACGCCAACCAAGTGGTGCAGGTGGTGACACAACTAGCTACTACACCGGTAATGACACTGCTGCTCTTGAAGGCAATGGCGGTCGTCAAATCAGTGTTCAGATTCTACGTCAAGCTGTTGAAGCTAAGTCACGTAAATTGCAAGCACGTTGGACATTTGAAGCTGCTCAAGACGCTCAATCTCAACATGGGATCGACGTTGAAGCAGAAATCATGGCAGCACTAGCACAAGAAATTACTGCTGAAATTGACCAAGAAATTCTCTTGTCTCTTGCTACTCTGGCTACTACTGAGTTCACATACAATCAAGCTACTGTGTCTGGTACTGCTACATTCGTTGGTGACGAACACGCCGCTCTGGCTGTTCTTATCAATCGTGTCGCTAACTTGATCGCTCAACGTACTCGTCGTGGCGCTGGTAATTGGGCTGTGGTCTCTCCAGCTAGCTTGACTGTTCTTCAGTCTGCTACTACTTCAGCATTCGCTCGTACTACAGAAGGTACATTTGAAGCACCTACAAACACTAAGTTCGTTGGTACATTGAATGGCGCTATGCGTGTGTTCGTAAATAGCTATGCACCGGATACACAACCTGTATTGGTTGGCTATAAAGGTTCTTCAGAAACAGATGCAGCGGCATTCTATTGCCCTTACATCCCGTTAATGAGTTCTGGTGTTGTTCTTGACCCTAGCACATTCGAGCCAGTGGTTTCATTTATGACTCGTTATGGCTACATAGAGCTTACTAATACTGCCTCAAGTTTCGGCAATGCTGCCGATTATGTTGGAGAAATTGCAGTTTCTAACCTTACATTCCAATAAATTTCAGGTGTATTACGGCGACTGCTTGCCGTAATACAAAGCAACAAAAGGGCGCTTCGGCGCCCTTTTTTGTATCTAACAGTAGTGAAATGTTGTATAGTGCTAAATACGAGAACAGGTACAAAAGTAGCATGAACGAAATCAAAGAACTAATTAACAAGTATCCAAAGCATTACTCAGCAATGATTAAAAAATCTGAGATAATGCGAACTTGGGTTAAACTAAATTCAAAATTACCTGACACTTCAAACTGGGCAGACCATATCTATAGTTCGCTTACCCAGCAGACAGGCATTTGTAAGTTTGGTAGTCAGATGAAGTTTAAAAACATCACGATTGGGTTTGGATTCTGCGGCCCGGCAGGGGTATGTGAATGTGCAAGGGAATCTGTTAGTAACAAGGTTATGATCGCAAAAGCGAAAAGAACACCTGATGCGATTGATCAAGAAAATCAAAAGAGGGAGAAAACTACATTAGAAAAATACGGTGTAACCAACAATGCTCAAACAGAGACTGCATTAGTTGCACACTCATTATTTTACACTGATCACGACAAAGTTGCAGCTATTACATCTAGGATAAAAGATACCAAGCAAAATAAACACGGTGATCCAAACTTCAATAACAGAAAGAAATGTGAAGAAACATGTTTGCAGAAGTATGGAGTTAAGAATACATGGTCGCTAACTGATGACAAACAAAATCCAAATTTAAATTTACTTAAGGATAAAGATCAATTAACCTTATTATATCCTAGATATACTCCGGAACAAGTTGCAGATAAATGCAAAGTGCATGTACATACAGTATACCGATATCTAACTTCGCATGGATTTAGAGTACCATACCAGTCAACATTTGAACAGGAAATTGTTTATTTTTTAAAAGAATTGGGAATTAGTAATATAGTTACTAATACCAGAAAACTAATAGGAAAAGAGCTTGATATATTTTTGCCAGATTTTAATCTAGCTATAGAGTACAACGGTGAGTATTGGCACCACGATAAAGTTCCACACATAACAAGCACATATCATTACGACAAGTTTAAAAAATGTGAAGAAAATGGAATTACTCTATTTACTATTTTTGGTAACTCATGGAGTAGTAAGAAAGCTATTTGGAAAGAAAAGATCAAAAATCAAATCAACTTGAAGCAGACCGATAAGATTGGTGCTCGGCAGACAAAAATAATTCAATTGAAGCCGGCTGAAACAAAGGAATTTTTAGATAAAAATCATGTTCAGGGATATTGTGTAGCTCAGTATTGTTATGGACTAACTTACAACGATGTTATTGTCGCTTTAATGACTTTTTCAAAAAACAGAATCGGAATTGGAAAAGATAGAGGGATCGGAACATACGAACTAGTACGCTATGCAACTAGCAGTTCAGTGATGGGCGGAGCAAGCAAGCTATTGAAGAAGTTCATAATAGACCACACCCCAATCCAAATAGTAAGTTACTCAGACAACCAATACAGCATTGGTGCTATGTATGTTAAATTAGGATTTACCATGGAAAAGGATAATAAAGCCGGGTACTGGTACTATGATCCTGTCAAGAAAATATCATATCATAGATACAAATTCGCAAAACATACTTTAGTAAAGGCCGGGCATGATCCTAGTAAAACGGAGAAAGTTATAATGGATGAGCTTGGCTATTTACGAATTTGGAATTGTGGCACAAGAACTTGGATAATGCCGGTGACAAGTGTAAATTAAAGGAAACGAAATGAACTCAAGACAATATGAAAAGATTCGTAATGATCAACTTAAGGAAATAAAATGAAAGACACAGAAATTGTAGAAGTATTAGCAGATGGTACGATTTACCATTTTGATTTAGATGTATGCGGTGCTGAAGCAGCTAATGCCTTAGAACAACTGTATGCCAAAGAAAATGTTCAACTTGGGTTTGATTACACCGCTACAATTTTTAGTTTGTTTGTGTCATGTATTCAAACGCTCACTAATAGCGGATGGAGTACCACTGAGTTGTTAGATGAAGTAATTACTCATTCTGAAGCAGATGATATTTGCCAACGTGATGATTCAGATGATTAGGTTGTAAAAGGCGAAACCCGGCATAGATACCATATTTCACCAGAAAGAAAACAAAAAGAGGCACCCTGAGTGCCTTTTTTAATTATAGTATACTGTTGAGTACTTCTATCCAAGCCAATGTTGGTTCATCCCATTGATATTGTTTACCATCAGTGGGCATTGTAGTAGGAGCTGTCCATTGACAATTATCTTCATTCATAATCCAGCTTGCGTGTGGTTTTGGTGAAATAAACGCATTGCGTAGATTATCATATGTATAACCAACCCCGGCATAGTTTTTACGAAAATTGCCATTATAAGATGTTTGTTTCCAATATGTATGTCCACCGCTCCATGTAATTAAGAAGTTGATACCTTTTTCCTCAGATTCAACTCCATTTTCTAACAATTCGTTGTTATGAACACAATGTACATCCTGTACAATGTTATGTTCATTAAGTTTTGCGAAATGTGCCATTTTATATTTCTCTCTTTCTAATTAAAAGTTATTGTACCTGAGGCTGTGAATTTATAGATTCTATAGCCACCTGTAACTGTTATTGTGGGTGAGCCTGTTGTAGTTGCCGCTGCGTAAGTATCTGCATAGCGAACAATTACTATACCAGAACCGCCTGCAAGACCACCTGAACTAGAATATGAACCACCACCGCCGCCACCAGTATTAACTGTTCCACCAGATAGGGCTGGCTGGCTCGCCTGGGTCCCGCCAGTACCGCCACCATATGAATTAGTACCGGCGGTATTGAGTCCCGCACCACCACCGCCACCGGCATAATTTGTTGCTGCACCCGACATGGAAGATGTTATTCCAATACCTCCGTTCCCACCAATATAAGGAGAACTTGTTGTACCGGCAAATCCAGTACCTCCGGCCCCACCTCCTCCACCGCCGCAATAGGCACCGGCTACTCCCAAACCTCCATTATACCCTTGTGGACTTGTGCCAAAACCCACAGTACCAACTGGATATGGACTCGTAGCCGTTGTTCCACCCCCACCCCCGGATCCGGTTGTTCCTGAACTTGCAGCTAATCCGTTTGGTGCCGAATTACTAAATGAACCACCTCCACCGCCACCTAATGTAGTAATACTTGAAAAAACAGATGGATTTCCGTTTCCTCCATTAGTACTAGCGGTTGATGCTGCACCACCTGTACCTACAGTAACTGTAATAGGTGTAGCAAGGGCAACTGCAAACCCGGTAGCAGTTAGACAACCACCAGCGCCACCACCAGCAAAGCTGCCACCACCACCACCACCGGCAACAACCAGATAATCAACAGGGATGGTTGGGGGTGGTGCCGAATTAAAAGTTATTGTGCCGCTGCCGGTGAAGGTGTAGATTCTATATCCACCTGCAACTGTTATTGTAGGTGATCCTGTTGTAGTTGCTGCGTATTCAGTGTCTGCATAGCGAATAATTACTACACCGGACCCACCTGTTCCGCCGTTTCCAGAAGTCCCGTCCCAGCCACCACCTCCACCACCACCGCCAGTATTAACAGTTCCGGCTACCCCTGCGGTAGTACCAGCTACACCAGTGCCACCACCTCCACCACCACCTACACCACCTGCCGCCCTAACACTGTTACTAGGATCAACATAATGAATACCGCCCCCGCCACCACCACCATAATAAACAGCAGAACCACTTAAACTACTTTGAGTGCCTGCACCACCTGCATTTGGTCCACCACTACCGCTAACTCCGGCTCCTGCTGCACTAGCTCCGCCGCCCCCGGCACCATAGTAGTAACCACCTCCACCATAGTTACCGTTACCTCCGTTATTGCCTTGACTAGGTGATGTACTAGGGGTATTGCCAGTGCCACCGGCGCCATTGCCTGGTTCACTTACACCACCGCCGCCACCTGATCCTCCGTTAGCGCCATTTGAAAAAGAAGGGTAGGCACCACCACCGCCGCCACCGGCACTTGTGATAGTAGAAAATACAGAATCTAAGCCAGATACACCTTTGCCGTTTGCAGTCATGCCTGAGAGTATTGATCCGGCGCCACCTGTACCTACGGTTACTGTAATAGGTGTATCAAGCGCAACTTCAAATCCGGTATCGGTTCTATAACCGCCTGCGCCGCCGCCACCTGCTGTAAGCGCACCTCCACCTCCACCACCGGCAACAACAAGATAATCAACTAAGAATGGAGGTGGAGGACCGCCGCCCCCAGTTAAAGACCATCCGCTTGTAAAGTTGAATCCACCGGTAAATTGCATTAGGGTTCCCTTAATAGATGTATTTATGATAGCACATAAAACGTTGAATTATATAGTAACATCATCTTACTTTTCTTTTAATTTTTTGATGTATACCATTGCCAATATGCACTGTAGACAGTGAAATTTAAAATGCCAAGTTATATATCTCTAATTAAATTTTATTGTACCATTGCCGGTGAATTTATAGACTCTATATCCACCTGCAACTGTTATTGTAGGTGATCCTGTTGTAGTGGCTGCTGCGTAAGTATCTGCATAGCGAACAATGACGATACCAGAACCGCCAGCACCACCTGTGTTATTATAGGAGCCACCTCCGCCACCACCGGTATTTACTGTTCCGGCTACACCAGGTCCTTGATATCCACCGCCAGCACCACCTCCACCGGCACCGCCTGCACCTCCACCCTGATTGTACTGGCAACCGCCACCTCCACCTGCATAAATTACCGATGCTCCGGAAATTGAATAGCTGCCACCGGCACCTCCAGCAGCAGCGGGCCATCCAGCAACGCCGCCAGTACCCCGACCGGCACCGCCGCCGGCTAGTCCACCACCAGTCCCGCCGGGACCAGGAGCAGAGCCACCCGTATAATTTTCACCGTTACCTCCGGCATTTCCTTGACCAGGTATTCCAAGTCCGCCTGCTTCGCTGTTGTTACCGCCAGCGCCATTGGTTCCCGAAGCACTAGGAGCACCGGGAGGTGTTGTCCCACCACCACCACCACCGGGCTGTGCTGTTAGAGAGAATGCCGTCGATGCAGTACCAATAATACCACCATAACCGCCGGGCGGATTTATCGGACCACCAGGCCCAACTGTAATGGAATATGCAGATCCATAAAGTCCGCCTAACGCAGTGAAGATACCGGATAATATGCCGCCGCCACCACCCGCGCCTAGTCCACCGCCACCACCCCCACCAACAAGAAGATAATCAACTGGGACGGTTGGAGCATTAAAAGTTATTGAACCATCGCCGGTAAATGTATAGGTTCTATAGCCACCTGCAACTGTTATTGTGGGACTACCTGTTGTAGTTGCTGCTAGGTTAGTGTCTGCATAGCGAATAATAACAACTCCAGAGCCGCCAGCGCCAGCTGCCTGTAAATAAGAACCGCCGCCACCTCCACCGGTGTTAGCAGTACCACTTACTGCCGCCACACCTGGACTGGCGCCCTTACCACCAGCGCCACCGCCGCCAAGACCGCCAGAACTTGATGCTAAACCATCAGCGTTTGCGCCGCCGCCGCCGCCACCAGCATAATATGTACCTGATGATGCTGGCCATTCTCCTCCTATACCGCCATCACACGGGTTAGCAGATCCACCCACTGCACCTTTTCCACCACCTCCGCCGGCATATTGACCGGAACTGACTCCACCAGCATTACCTTGACCCGCTGTTCCCACGCCACCAACGCCACCGCCGTTGCCGTTAGCACCGCCACCAGATCCTCCTGCTTTTCCATTCAAGAGAGCACCGGTATAGTAGCCACCGCCACCGCCACCAATACATGTTATGCCATTAAAAACAGAATTTACACCATTGAGGCCATATGCCTGGCTAGATGGCGCTGCGCCGCCACCGGCACCTACTGTAACAGTGTGGGGGATTCCAAAAGCAAGAATAGAAATCTCGGTAACCATTCCGCCCGCACCACCTCCCGCTCCAGGAGCACCTGTACTCCTTCCACCGCCACCGCCGCCAGCAACAACTAGATACTCAACTAGTACAGATAGCGGTGACTCAACAGTAAATCCGCCAGCAAAATTGATTCCTCCAGTAAGTTGCATTAGTTTTCTTTAATAGATGTATTTATGATAGCACACTAAACTTTGAATTATATATTAACATACTCTCAATTTTCTTTTAATTTCTGTTACTTTACTCTATTGCAATTGACACATTAGTTGGTGAAATTACAAATGCCAAGTTATATCTCTAATTGAATTTTATTGTACCATCACCAGTGAATTTATATACTCTATAGCCACCTGCAACTGTTATTGTAGGTGATCCTGTTGTAGTGGCTGCTGGTTCAGTGTCCGCAGTGCGAACAATGACTATACCAGAACCGCCAGCACCACCTGAGTTACTACCAGTAGCACCGCCCCCGCCCCCGCCAGTATTTACCGTTCCAGCAACACCATTTCCTAAATAAGCAGCACCTGCGCCGCCGCCGCCAGCGCCGCCTGCACCTCCACCCTGGGCATACTGGGCACCACCACCTCCACCTGCATAAATTACCGATGCTCCGGAAATTGAATAGCTGCCGCCAGCCCCGCCGACAGCAGCGGCTGCTCCACCACCACCACCACCACCACCACCACCGCCGGCTAGTCCGCCACCAGTACCTCCTGGTTGAGGTGCAGAACCACCTGTATACTCTTGACCGTTACCACCAGCATTTCCTTGACCAGCTACCCCACTACCGCCTGCACCACCGTAATCACCACCAGCGCCATTGGTTCCCGAAGCACTAGGAGCACCGGGTGGGGTTATACCACCGCCACCGCCACCAGGCTGTGCGGTTAGAGAGAATGCCGTCGATGCAGTACCAATAATACCACCATACCCGCCGGGCGGATTTATCGTACCGCCTGGACCAACTGTGATGGAATATGCAGATGCAGCTACTCCACCAAAGGCAGTTAAGCTGCCAGATAATATGCCGCCGCCACCGCCGCCACCCTGTCCACCGCCGCCGCCACCGCCAACAATAAGATAATCAACTAGTACAAGTATTGGATTATCCAAAGTCATTCCGGCAGTAAGAGTGAGATTAGCAAGTAGCATATATTTTCCTTAGTAGATGTATTTATACTAGCGTTAAATTAGATAATAACATCAGCATCAACTGTACTCTTATTTTTCTTTCAATTCTGTTGTACTCTGTTGTAATTGGCAAATCAGGCGGTGAAATTACAAATACTACTATCTCTCTAACTAGTCAACCGTTATTGTGCCATTGCCAGTGAATGTATATGTTCTATATCCATCTGCTACTGTTATGGTTGGACTACCTGTTGTACTTATAAAAGCCCGGCTTGAGGCTGCGTATCGGAATATCACAACTCCCGATCCACCGGCGCCACCATTTGCTCCACTTTCTACTCCGTTTGTCATAGAAGATGCGGCGCCACCGCCCCCGCCAGTATTTACCGTTCCTGCTACTCCAGTAGGAGTTGCATTACTACCACCGGCACCGCCACCACCGATACCTCCTGCTCCAGCTGTGCCAGTTCTTCGTCCTCCACCACCACCACCGGCATAATATGTACCCGATGATACTAGCCATTCTAATCCTACACCGCCTGCACCGCCGCTCGCAGCGTAGTCTGGAAGCTGTGCATTTCCCGCACCGCCGGCGCCTCCACCGCCGGCGCCTCCACCAATTGAAGTGCTTCTTTCAGGGCCGCCATCGTATCCTTGTCTTGTGGCACTTATATAACTAGAGCCCGGATAAACACCTTTACCAGGCGTTCTGCCACCGTTATACTGTGAGGCATCTCCAACTCCACCGCCTGAACCACCGTTTCCACCGTTTCCACCTGAACCACCAGATATACCTCCTCCGTAGCCTCCGCCATACCCGGTTACTGTAGCTAATCCAGTACCCGAAATTATAGTATTTTCTCCAGTGCTGCCGTCACCTCCACCTACAGACAGAGAGCCACCGGCCCCGCCAGGTCCGACGGTTATAGTATATGTTCCTGCAGTTAATGTTGCAGACCCTGATAATAACCCGCCTGCACCACCGCCACCGGCAGCCGACTGATAACCGTAGTTAATGTTTCGCCTTGCACCACCGCCACCTCCACCAGCAACAACCAGATAATCAACTGAGATGGGTGGAGGTGGAATAGCAAAAGTCAATCCGGAAGTAAGAGTGAGATTAGTAATTTGCATAAGTTTTCTGTAATAGATGTATTTATGATAGTTTTAACTTATATAGTAACATCAGCATCAACCGTTATATCTAGTATACTCTTACGATTTTCTTTTAGCTTCTTTTGATATACTCTATTGCAATTGGCACATAGCGTTAGCATATTCTTGCTAGTTTTATTCTTGTTGTCACCGTCT